TCGTGAACGACCTAAGTGTGGGTATTTTGGACGGCATACAGTTGGGGGAAAATCCCCCATCCCACCTTCATTCTACAGAGGAGTCGGGATGTACCACATGTCCGGCTGCGTTTGCAATTGTATACGCGCCCTTCAGGGCCGTTACATGAGAGCACGTTATCGTCCCAACCGTTTCAGCATGGGTTCGATGGTTGATGAGCTCATTGGGTTGGTGGACCAGTTCGTAGAAACCATTCATCCAGTCAGGAAGTATGAACATCTGCACCCCGCAGCCTTCGCCGACGCAGCTTCAGTAGTTGGACGTGAGTTCATGGATGTTCTAAATGTTCCCACCTCCTATGATTCCAATGGAAACCGTGTTGTTGCTGTTAGAACGGTGCCTGTCTCTTACAGCACGTACATTGGAACACGAAGACGGAGGAAGAAGAGAGTGGAGTATTCAAAGCACCTCATCGACTTCTTAATGCAGGGAAGACAGACAATCAAAGCGTCAATGTTTGTGAAGTCCGAAAATCTCGGTGGCTTCACTCCAGGAGTTCCGAGATTGATCATTAGTCCAGGAGTACAGTTTACTGTAGGCTATGGGCGCTATGTCTGTGAACAAGAAGCTGATGGGGTTGCCTCCGGTATTTCCACAATCAAGTCCCACAAGTCTTTCCACAACGTGACCATGCGCATCAACGAGGCCAGAATTGAAGCTGATACCGTTGAAGTAGTTGGCATCGCCTTTTACCTCTGCTTTGACGGCGAAGCGTGGGACAGTTCATTGGGACGAGCTCTTCGTGCAACAATAGAAGTTCGCTATGTATCCCGCACAATCGGGTTCCCGCATTCACCATCAGGGTTCTCGCCTTGGCGGTACATAAGCAAAACATGGCGAGGTGTATGGTATTCATTTGAGGGGATACTCAAGGCTTTTATCCCCTGGATGCGTCTTTCCGGAACTGCAGAGACGAGTTGGAACAACCTGATCATCAATACCGTAATCCATCTCTGGTTATTAGTGTACTTGTATACTGTGTGTTTTACGAACGCTATCCGTCGAGTTTTCGTCGAAGGAGATGATGCCATCGCAATTGTCAATTCATGTTCCTTAGCTAGCGACCCCCATATGACAAAGTACCAGAATGCTCTTTTGGGCCTCGGCATTAGGCCCAAGACAAAAATTGCGGCGTATTGCTCGAGTATCCCGGTAACAGAAACTCACAGAATGTTACTGAGTTTGGGAGTCAACGTCAGCTTGGATCAAGTCGGACTACCTGAGATCTGTAGTCGCTACTTGTATCACACCCTCCCTAATTCCAAAGGGGAGATCTTCTGTAGATCAATGCATGCTCCTGAGCGCATTTGTGGTAAAGTATTTGTAGCAAATCGAGCCAGATCAGACAGGTTTCCGCAAACTGCGAAAGCAACAGCTTTGACTGAGGTGATGATGTATGCCAATATACCGATTTTCGGTATGTGGAGTCGCAGGGTGTACATGTTGTGGTCGAAGGAAGAATTGACTATTGACGATGTCAATGAAGAAATGATGAGGAAGCTACGGTTAGACGAGGAACGAGACGTGGTATCTTTGTGGAACGCATACGAACAGTACCTAAAGATGGGAGACATCGCACAGTGCGAAGACGATGATCGCATTGAGTTTGACGACGATAAAGATGGCCAATACGCTTTCCGAGTTCAGTTGGCGAAGCATTTGCACGAAAGCATTTGGTTGGATTATCTGGTAGCTCCATATGTCACTTTCCAGGAGAGGAGGGTTTTCACCAACATCACCGGCATTTCAGCAGTAGAACAAAGGATGATTGAAAACGAGATTGACTCGTATTACGATGGCATAGTGGATGATATGCCTTTATTATATGATGCGTTGCAACGGATCAAACCCTGAAACGCCGGAAAGAATAAGGAGAGTTTCCTTCCGGCACTTGCCCGCCATCAGGCGGGCCCGGTCGGTATGCGGGGCGTGTGGAGGCGCTTTAAGTTGAAAGGGTTGTGCTTGCACCCTGATATCCGCCGCATTCAAGCTAGCACAATCGTGTGTTTATTAACTTCGACCCGTACCAGTGCAGGGGACTGTCATGGGAGCGCGCTTAATTGCGTCGCACTTTGAAGGATGGGATAACTCCACCCGTGGCAGACACAGTCACAGGTGCCCGGCACTTTGTACCCGTAGTTCTATAGCACACGCCACCTTGCGCAATCTACTCAACGCAGGAAGCCAGGCAGAGAATATGAGCTCTAGAGATCGTATTCTCAGCCACAGCACTGCACACAAGATACACTGACATCACACCCCCTTACTGGACATCCGGACCAAGTCGAACAAGCGAGTTAACCTTACAGGGCCCTAGGGACAATTGGGACAACATGCAGGAATGGGCGGTGGGCACCACTTTTCCTGTGTAGGATTCTTTGTTTGAGAGATAGAGGGGGTAACCGGGTGGTGGCAACAACAATAATGGAC